AAAAATGGTATATTAATACTAATGAATCATATGCATTTGGTAGTGGTAAAGTAACTCGATCATGGGGTACAGCTACAGCTAAAAAACATGCAGATACTTTATGGACATCTCAAGATAAAACAGACAATAAAATACCAGAAGGTAAAGATGTAGGTGATGTTGCAGTTGAAGGATTAAAAACAATATTAATTAAAAATATAAAAGCACAAGCTGCAGGAATATTACAAGATACAGATTGGTATATAGTTAGAAAAGCAGATGCAGGTACGGCAGTACCATCAGCTATTACAACTCATAGAGCAGCAGTAAGAACTAAAGCTGCTGAAATGGAAACAGCAATTACAAATGCTAGTAATACACCAGCTTTAGAAACTTTATATACATACACAGAACAAGAGGATGGTTCAGTTACTAGACCATTAGGTGAACTTCCAGTATTGGAGGCTTAATGCCAATAAATAGTTTTTTATATCCAGCACCAAGCACACCCACTTTTGCTTATGAAGTTGCTAACTCATTAAGATTTGATGATAATAGTAGCCACAGTTTAAGTAGAACACCAAGTAGTGCTGGTAATACAAGATTAGCAACATTTAGTTTTTGGTTAAAAAGAGGACATTTTGGTATTACTCCATATACTTATATGGTAAGTGATGGTCTTAATCAATTTGGTATGCACATTGATACTAATGATAGACTTGTATGTTTTCATTATAATGGAAGTGGTTATGACTTTTCATTAACATCTACATCGCAGTTTAGAGACCCTAGTGCTTGGTATCATTTTGTAATAAAAATAGATACAGCAAATGGCACAGCAATAGAAAGATTAAAATTATTTGTAAATGGAGTTTATGATGCTTGGAATACAACTATATCACAGAACTTTGATGGTATTTGGTTAAAAAATTCAACAGCTTATATAGGTTCATCAACAACACCTCACGCACATTATGATGGTTATTTTGCAGAATTTGTTGTTATAGATGGCACAGCATTAGAACCAACATCATTTGGAGAATTTAATTCTGACAGCCCTACAATTTGGCAACCAATAGATGTATCTGGTTTAACCTTTGGTACAAATGGATTCTATCTAGAATTTAAGGAATCAGGAACAGGCACAAACAGTTCAGGAATGGGTGCTGACACTTCAGGTAATAATGGTCATTTTGCAGTTAATAACCTTACAGCAGTAGATCAATCTACTGATACTTGCACAAATAATTTTGCAACATTAAATCCTTTAGCAAATTTAACTGGCTCTCCAACTTTTTCAGAGGGAAGTTTAAAAGTAGCTGGAGATAATAGTGCTAATCATAATTGGCAAACTACATTTGTCGTATCATCTGGTAAGTGGTATTGGGAATTAAAAGATTTAACTTCATCTCCTGATGGCTCTATATTATTTTACGATCAATCAATATCATCAGGCTCACACCCAGGTTATGGTTTTGTTTTAAACACTAAGAAAAAAGTAATTGGTGGAAGTGTAACAGGATCAGCAATAGGTAGTTCGGCACAAAATGATATATGGTCAATGGCTTTAGATTTAGATAATGGTAAAATGTTTATAGCTAGAAATGGAACATATTTATCAAGTGGTGATCCAGCAAATGGAACAAACCCATTTATACAAACTTCAGATGGATTACCAAGTGAGGGTGTTTTTGGTGGTCATATTTATGATGGTTCAATGGAATTAAATTTTGGTGGTGGAACACCTACATCTATCTCATCAGGAAATGCAGATGATAATGGTTATGGTAATTTTGAATATGACGTTCCTGCGGGATTTTATAGCCTTTGCACCAAAAACTTAGCGGAGTTTGGATAATGGCTTATACAAGTATAGACGATCCAACAATTTATTTTACTACTAATTTAAGAAGTGGTCTTTATGGAGGTAGCAATACAGCTTTTAATATAGGATTCCAACCTGATGTAATCTGGAATAAGAAAAGAAATGGAACAGGTGTTCATTCACTTTTTGATAGCGTAAGAGGATTTGGTGCATCAGGAAAAGTTTTATATCCACATACTTCTGATGATGAAGCTAATAATGCTTTAATAGCTTCAGTTAGTAGCACTGGATTTACTGTAACAGCTAGTTCTGATGATACAGGATCAATGGTTGATTGGTGCTGGAAAGCTGGAACATCATTTAGTAATGATGCAAGTGCAACAAGTGTTGGAACAATAGATAGTACAGGAAGTGTATCAACTGATGCTGGATTTAGTATTGTGTCTTATACAGGAACTGGAAGTGCTGGTACAATAAAACATGGTTTATCAGTTGCACCATCTATGGTAATTATTAAAAATAGAGATGATGGTCAATCATGGAGAGTTGGTGTTACTTCTATTGGTTTTGATAAATATTTAGGATTAAATGGAACTGGTGCATCAACTTCTTCAAGTGGTATGTTTAATAATACAGCACCTACAAGTTCAGTATTTAGTGTAGGTACTGATGGGGCTACAAATGCTTCTGGAGAAAAATGTATAGCTTACTGCTTTGCTAATGTAAAAGGATACTCAAAAATAGGAAGCTACACAGGAAATGGAAATAATGACGGAACTTATGTTCACACAGGATTTGCTCCAGCTTTTGTACTTATAAAAAAATCTAGTGCTTCTGGTACTAGCTGGGTTATATTTGATAACAAAAGAAATACTTTTAATGAAAGAAGCAGAATTTTACAAGCTAATGATAGTGGTGCAGAAGAAACATCAGCAAATAGAATTGATTTTACTTCAAATGGTTTTAAATTAAGAGGAACTTGGACAGTAATTAATAATTCTGGAGATACATACATCTACATGGCATTTGCAGAATCACCCTTTGTAAATTCTAATGGTATACCCAACAACGCATTATAAAATTAATTAAGGAGAATAAATGGCATATATAGGAAAACAACCAGTAGTCGGAAACTTTCAAGTTTGTGATGCTATATCCGTAGTAAACGGACAGGCAGCATATACTATGCAAGTTGGATCTA